GATGGAATTATTGTGCATCGCGTTACTGGTAACGCAAGACTAACTATCCCATTGCAAATATTTGCCTCAGATTTCAGAACCACGGGTAAAACTTTAGAGTTTGAATTTAAAACAAGTGATGTTCGCAATTATGATGCAGAAATTATTACATGCTATTCTGGCAACATTGGTTTTAAATTAACTGCACAGCAAGCACTTCTTAAATCTGAACAGTCTGAAATTTCCACGCAGTATAAAGAGGATGAACATATTCGCGTTGCGTTTGTTGTCGAGAAACGTGCAGAAAATAGACTCGTTCTTATTTATTTGAATGGTATCATGTGTGGCGCAGCACAATACCCTACTGATGATGATTTTTCTCAGGCGAGTCCTGCCAACATTAGTATTGGATCAAATGACTGCACGATAGACCTGTATAACATCCGTATTTATAATAACAGTCTAACTCGATATCAAATTCTTGACAACTGGATTGCCGATACTCAGGATGTTGTGTTGAAAGCAGAAAGGTATGCAAGAAACAATATTTTTAATGCGTATGGAGATATTATTATTGATAATCTTCCTAATAACCTGCCATATATGATTTTAAAATGTGATGTATTACCTCAAATAAAGGCCGACAAGTTGAATGTTGACGGACAGTTTGTTGATCCTGTTAATCCAGATAAGTCATTTGAATTTACTGGCGCACAAATCTCGATACAAGGAACTTCGAGTGCTGGGTACGCGAGAAAAAATTACAAACTTAAGTTAAAGAATGGTCTTATTCAGAATGGTGTTGTGAAGAACTCATATCAAATGCGGGATGATAGTATCGCGGCTTCTACATTTTGTTTCAAGGCGGATGTAGCTTCCAGCGAAGGATGTAACAATGTGGAACTTGTCAAGCAATACAATGATATTTGTCCGTATAGAACACCAGCCCAACATGGGAATCCAGCTTATAGACAGGGTATAGATGGATTCCCTATGATTATTTTTCATGATGATGGCGAAGCAGTTACATTCATTGGAAAATACAATTTTAATTTTGATAAATCAAGTGGTCATTGGGGGTTTGAAGAAGGCGACGAGTCTTGGGAAGTAAAGAATAATACTTCTAATAGAGTTGTCTGGAAGAGCGATGATTTTGATGGTGACGGCTGGAAGAACGACTTTGAGGCAATGTATCCTGATGAAACCTATGAAGATACAAGAAGGTTAAAGAACTTTGCTTCTTGGGTGGTTACTACAGACAGAACGGCAGCTACTAATGCAGTATTTGAAACTCCTATTATTGTTAATGGTGTTTCTTATGAAGCGGATACTGCTGAATATAGACTTGCTAAATTCAGATCTGAGCTTGAAGATTATTGCGAAGTTGAGAGCGCGTTATTCTACTATCTTTTCAGCCTATTATACTTGTCAATAGATACAAGAGCAAAGAATACCTTTCCATCATGGCAAGGAGACAGCAAACTTTACTGGATCGCGTACGACTGGGACAGTACCGTGGGATGTGATAATATCGGAACTCTAAAGTTTTCATATCATTTAGAGGACTTCGATGTGCTTGACTCAGGCGCTACGCCGTTTAACGGACAAGATAGTGTATTCTGGATGAATGTGCGCGATGCATATGACGAGGAAATTCGTTCTATGTACCAAGAACTACGTTCAACTAATAAGTTATCTTATGATGGTATAGAAAAAGCCTATGCAGATCATCAAGCTGTATGGCCAGAAGCGGTATGGAATGAAGATGCATATTATAAGTATCTTGAGCCACTAATTGAGGATGGTGCAAGTATTTATTTGCCAATGTTGCAGGGCAGTAAATCAGAACAGCGTAAGTGGTGGCTGTATAACAGATATCGTTATATTGATAGTAAATATAATGCTGGCGATGCACAGAAAGACTTTATTACGCTTCGCGGTTATGCAAAGAGTGATATTACTGTAACTCCTTATGCGGATATATATGCGTCAATTAAATATGGTTCATATCTAGAGCAAACTCGTGCTTTGCGCGGAAGTAGTTATACTCTAGAGTGTCCATTGGATAACGTTAATGATACAGAAATTTATATTTACTCCGCTTCGCAGTTAAAGGATGTTGGCGATTTAAGTGGATTGAAAGTTGGCTTGGCAGACTTCTCTATGGCAACTAAATTGCAGAACTTGAAGGTCGGAGATGGTAGTTCGGATTACAGTAATGGTAATTTAGATTCTTTAACTCTTGGCAACAATATTTTACTTAAAACTATTGACGTGCGTAATTGTATTGTATTTGGTACAGGAGAGCAACAATCTTTGGATATTAGTGGTTGCACAAATGTTGAAGAGGTTTATTTAACAGGCACCGCCTTAAAGGGTGTTACACTTCCAAGTGGTGGTATTTTGAAAGTTTTACATTTGCCAGATACTATTACAAACTTAACTATTCGTAATCAGCCAGCTTTGACCAATTTTGTGCTTAATGATGCTTCAAATCTTACAACTCTAAGACTTGAAAATGTTGGTGCGTTAATTGACACTCCAAGTGTTATTAATGAAATGGCTGACAGTAGCCGTATTCGCGCACTGGATATTGACTGGGAGTTGGATTCTGAGGAAGAATTGGTGACCTTGTTTAATAAATTGATTAAAATGCGTGGTCTAGATGAGAATGGTAACAATATGGATTTGGCAGTTCTTACTGGCCGTATTAGAGTAAAAGAAAAGGTTTCAGACGAAGTTGTTGGTAACTTCTATAATTATTTCAATGATGTTGTTATTGATGACGGAAGCGATTCTATATACATTATTAACTACAAAGATCGCGACGGTACTATTTTGTATTCAGTACGTGTTGCAGAGGGTGCCAATGCAATCGACCCCATTGAATATGGATATATGGAAAAGCCAGATCCAATCATAACAGAAACGTACAGATATGAGTTTGTTGGCTGGTCTGATCTTCCAAAGAATATCAATAAGCATTATATCATTATAGCAACTTACCATACTAAATTTGCAATCAAATTCTATAATGGCAATGATCTTATTTATCAGCAATGGTCTGTTCAAGGCGATTCCGCAGAAGATCCAGTAATTTCTGGGACAATTCAAACGCCAACAAAACCAGGAACTGCTGATATAACTTACAAGTTCTCATCTTGGGACAATCTTCCCACTAACGTTCAGTCAAGTGTTAGCGTCTATGCCCTCTTCGACACCTATTGGGCCGCAAGATTCTTGAACGACAACATTCTTTATTTAACAGAATGGATCATCAATGGCGGCAAGCCAATAAATCCAGAAAACTATTTTGAGAACTATGTTGCCCCAACACGTGTTAGCACAGCGCAATACGATTACCACTTCTATAATTGGAGTGGCGATTGGGACACTGCTATGACTGAGGCAAGAACATTTACGGCAACATATACAAGCACTATCCGTAAATATAATGTCTATTTCTATAACGATGACGAGCTGCTCCAAACCGTAGAAAATGTACAATATGGCAGTAGTACATCTTATACTGGTTCAACACCAGTAAAAAAAGATGTTGAAGACCCAGACGAGTATGTATTTAAGGGTTGGGTGCCAGCTCCAGAAAATATTACTGGTGAAACATATTGCTATCCATTGTTTAAGTTCACAGGCTATTTATTCGGCAAACTTGGCAAAACAGAGGATGCAGACGAAGGTTATGGTACAGTAGATAATCCAAATTGGGATACAATTAATGCCCATTGGAATACTATTGCAACAGATATAGCATCCTATCAAAATGGCACTCTAACTGAAGATGACTTTAAGTTAAAGTATCCAATTGGTGGCCGCATGATTATTCCTGTTAGTCTAACTGACGGAACTGCAACGGCAGACGTAGAAATCATTGGATATAACCATGATGATCTAGCAGATGGATCTGGAAAAGCGCCACTTACATTCTTCTGTATGGATCTTCCACAGATTCTGCATCGTATGAACGAGGAAAGCTCTAATGAAGGCGGTTATGAAACTAGTGAGATGCGCGGGTTCATGAACAATGAATTGTTTAATGCGCTTCCAGATAGCCTGAAGTCTATTATTCAGCCAGTTTACAAAGTCTCTGATGGTGGCGCAAGCAACAAAACGCTTATCACAACAACAGATAGTTGCTGGCTTGCATCTTATGACGAAGTAGGCTTAACATCTGGCAGCAATAATCTACCTGGTCAGGGCGTCTTGTATAATGCTATATTCTCTAGCAATAAAGATAGTCGTAAAAAGTACATAACAGATGATACAGCTTCTGGTGGTTGGTGGCTGCGTTCTTCTTACTATAGCACCAACAGCAGTAGTATGTTCTGGCGTGTTACCAATAGTGGCGGCAGTTATAGCGATATTGCTTTTAACTCATTCTATGTCGCATTTGGTTTCTGTATTTAAGGGTTTACCTCTACCTTAAAGAGGAATATGTTTAAGGAGGTGAATCCGTTGAAGTATTTAGACCAATTTTTATCTGTATTTGGTGATATTACACTTGGAGAGCTTGTAACATTTGCCCTTGCGCTTTTCTTTTTATATGCCATTTATAAAGAAATCAAAAAATTTAATGATGCAAAAATAGCAGAGCATCAACGCAAAGTAGAAGAAGAAAAAGCGCAAAAGAAAAAGCTTGATGAAGCTTGGTGTGTGACGCAAAAATATCCAGCCTATCATCAAGAGAGCATTGATATTAGAGATGGCCTAAAAAAGGAGATTCAAACAATAAGAGATGACTTTTCTATTATATTAAAGCGCCTAGATGACATGGAAGCACAGAATAAGAAGAGAGAGTGTAGTAAGCTCAGGGATATGCTATTACAAAACTATCGCTATTATACGAGTGAACAGCAAAATCCGTCTAGGAGTTGGACGCGCATGGAATCTGAGGCTTTCTGGGAGTTATTCAGAGAGTATGAAGAGGCTGGCGGCAATGGCTATATGCATACCGAGGTGCGCCCAGCGATGGAGCGTTTACTTGTTGTTGAAGTTGGCAACAAAATGTAAGTTGCAAGATACAATACAAAATTAATGTCCGAGGAGTTGGTTTGTATGTCAAATAGTAAATTAGTTGATTATGTTCAAATGTCACCTAATTATACAAAAATTAATAATAAGAAGAATAAGAAGATTAGCATACATCACATGGCAGGTAATTTAACCGTAGAAACATGTGGTAACGTCTTCGCGTCGAAAAATAGACAGGCCAGCTCAAATTATGGTATTGGAACTGACGGTAGAATTGGCCTTTATGTTGATGAAGGTAATAGGTCTTGGTGCACTAGTAGTAGGGATAACGACAAGCAAGCGATAACAATTGAAGTTGCTAATGACGGAGGCGCACCGAATTGGCATGTAAGCGATAAGGCTTTAAGTAGGCTTATTGATTTATGTGTTGATATTTGCCAAAGAAATGGCATTGAAAAGTTACAGTTTACTGGGGATAAAACTGGAAATGTGACGTTGCATAAATGGTTTGCGAATACAAATTGTCCAGGACCATATCTTGAAAGCAAAATACCTTATGTTGTACAAGAGGTTAACAAAAGGCTTGGTGTAAAAGACGATGTTCCATATAAAGTTAAAGTGACTGCCAATGCTCTAAACATAAGGAGCGGAGCCGGTGTGCAGTACAAAAGTAATGGTTGTATTACAGACAAGGGCGTTTATACCATTGTAGCAGAGGATAAAAGCGGACAATGGGGCAAGTTGAAGAGTGGCAAAGGATATATTCATCTAAATTACACAAAAAAAATTGAATAAATAAAAATGCAGTGGGACAGCTTGGGACGCTAAGTTGGGATGCCTTATTCATCTCTAACCACTGTCTTTTTTATTGGCTTCAATAAGGGAGGCATAGTTATGGAAGATGATAAAAGATATTATGTTTATATGCATATATTTCCGAATGATAAAAAATATATTGGAATCACATGTCGAAAGTTAGAATACAGATGGGGCAAAAATGGAATAGGATATAAGCCGCGCAAGACACGTTCAAGCAAAATATGGAACGCGATTCAAAAATATGGATGGAGCAACGTTAGACATGAAGTTTTGTATGATAATTTATCTAAAGAAGATGCTTGTGTAAAAGAACGAGAATTGATTAGTTATTACCAAACAAGAAGTGACGAGTATGGATATAATATTATGCCTGGTGGAGATATACAAGTTATTCCTGATGAAGTAAAACAGAAAATCAGTCAGTCTCGCAAAGGTAAAAATTACGGTTATATTGGTGAAAATGCACCAATGTATGGTAAACATCATACGGAAGAAACGAAAGAAAAAATTAAAAAAGCAATGTCTGGTGAAAACAATCCGATGTATGGAAAGAAACATTCGGATGATACAAAGAAAAAAGAAGTTGTAAAACATTTACGTGAAAGCAAGTCGGTTGACCAATATGACAAAAATGGGAATTTAATTAATTCGTATATTTCCATTCATGATGCTTCTAGAAAAACCGGAGTCCGTAGATGTTGCATTGTAGATGCACTAAATGGTGTACAAAAAACAGCAGGAGGATATGTCTGGAAGCCATCTTCCGTTGACAGCTTAAGTCTTTTTAATCAGATGGAATTGATTGTCGTAGGTTGTTAATAGGAGTTGTATGATTATGGACGAAAAAAGATTTCAAAAGCAGTTGGCAAAAACTCAGAGACGATATGAACAATATAGGCAACTTAAAGAAATAGAAGACAGGTATGCAGAATGCATTCCAGACCGTAAGCATTATAAGTTTTCTAGCATTATGATTGTAGTTATTGTGATTAATATTGTGGCATATGTGATAGCAAGTTTTATATTACAATATCATACCGGGATTGAAATGAGCCCAACTATAACAACGTGTTGGTTCTCTTTTTGGACCGTAGAAATAGTTGCTCTTACGGGAATTAAAATCAGCAAAACAAAGAATCACGATGATAGTTAAAGAGGTGTTTTTAATGTACGAGTTTGTAAATAAGCTAAAGTCCAGAAAGTTTCTGACTTGTGTGGCAGGTATTGTAATGGGTATTTGTATGGCATTTGGTGCTGATGAGAATACAATCAACACTATTGCTGGTGCTGTGACTGCAGTTATTTCTATTACAACATATATCTATACAGAAGGTAAGATTGACAAAGAGGCCGTTGGTCAAATTAAGGATACTGTGGACAAGATTAGCGAAGCCGCTGGTGCAGTGAATGGTATGGAAGAGTAAATAACGTGGAATCCCACATGAAGTAGTTTTATTGATTGTAGGGATGGCCCAACTTTGGGCTGTCCCTATTTTTTTTATGTTTAAAAGGAGTGGATATATATGGTGGTGTTATCGTTTGATCAATCAACTCGTGTGAGTGGATATTCCGTTTTTGAAGACGGCAAATATGTTCACTCTGGAATAGTTGATATGAGTAAAAGTAAATTGGACACAGAAGAACGTTCTTTTGAAATGGCGAAGGCATTGTGGAAGATTATTAAACAATACAAACCTGAGCATTTAATTCTAGAGGATGTTCAGCAGCAAGCAGGGCCTAAAACAGTGATCATATTGGCTAGATTATCAGGGATGATAATTGGTTATGCTGAGGCACATAAAGTTAAAACTCATATTTTACTACCTGCTCATTGGCGTAAAATTCTTGGATATCAGCAAGGATCTAAAGTTAAAAGGGCTGAACTTAAGCATCAAAGTATTGATTACGTAAGAGAAAAATACAACATTTACGCATCAGAAGATGAGTGTGAGGCTATTGCGCTCAATGACGCG